CTGAACGTTGATGATACTGGCAATACTTTTGCTGGTACTTTAATGGGCAAATTCCGTGTATACATTGACCCATATGCTGCTAACCTGACTACCGCTAACGGAACTCCTGGTAATCAGTATTATGTTGTTGGTTATAAGGGTTCTTCTCCTTATGATGCAGGACTCTTCTACTGCCCCTATGTTCCTCTCCAAATGGTTCGTGCCGTTGGTGAGAACAACTTCCAACCAAAAATTGGATTTAAGACCCGTTACGGAATGGTTGCAAACCCATTCGCTGAGGGTACTACTGCAGGTCTTGGCGGTCTTTCAATTAATGCAAACCGTTACTATCGTAGAGTTGCGGTCAAAAATCTCATGTAAGTCTTTCTCACAAGATTATACGAGACCTCCTTCGGGGGGTCTTTTTTTTTATCTAAATAAAAATAAGGATATTATAATTAAAATGAAATCAACACCAAGAGAAACAAAAGAAGCAATTGAAAAGTATAATATTATTGTTGAGCATTTAATCAGGGAAGGTTATGCTCAAGACAAAGAGTCTGCTGATTTAATTATTAATGGTATGAGTGAAGAATGGTACGGCACTATTATTAATGAATGAGGATATAAGTAATGTCATCCGATCAACCACAAAATAGAAACTTTTTATCTCCTACAGGATTTAAATTTTCTTTAAAAAGAGCTCCTAAAGTTTCATTCTTTTGTAACTCTGCAAATATTCCAGATTTAAATCTAGGAATTGCTATTCAACCATCTTACTTAAAAGATATTGATACTCCAGGGGATAAAATAGTCTTTGGTGATTTTTCTTTAAGATTTCTTGTAGATGAAGATTTAGAAAACTATATGGAGGTTCAAAATTGGATTCGTGGACTTGGATACCCAGAAGAAGTGCAGGAATTTAGAGATTTAAATAGATCTGGAATAGCTAAAGGAAACTATTTAAACGATAGACAAAATATTTACTCTGATGGAACACTTCAAATTTTAACAAGTTCATCAGTTCCAAATTTTCAAATTATATTTAAAGATTTATTTCCATATTCATTAGGAACTTTATCGTTTGATGCAACAGCAACTGATGTTCAGTACTTTACAGCAGACGTGAGTTTCAAGTATACTATCTACAATATAGTAGATCTAGGCGGAAATCCTTTATGAGTTTAGACCTTGATGCAATTCAAAGAATGTGGGAGCAAGATTCCAAAATAGATCCAGATAATCTTCATACAGAATCTTTAAATATTCCAATTCTTCATTCAAAATATTTTGAAATTCATAATACAATTCTTTTATTAAAGAAAAAAGCAGAACAACAGAAAAAAAATATTAGACATCAAAAGTATGAATATTTTACAGGTAAAGCAGACCCTGATGTTTATCTAGAAAACCCATTTCCAAAAAAAGTCAGAGATAAAGAAACACTTCAAGGATACTTAGACTCTGACGAAAAGTTATCACAATCTTCATTAAAGGTTGATTATTACGAAACAATGCTCATATATGTTGATAGTATTCTCAAAATGATATCAAATAGAACTTATCAAATTAAGAATGCCATCGAGTTTATGAGATTTACTGCTGGATTGAGTTAAATAAATACTCATAGTATTATGATTACTATGAGTGACGTAATTATTGAAAAGAAAAATGAAGTGCATCTAAAACTTCATTGTGATCCACACATTTTATACGAACTTCAACCATACTTTACATTTGAAGTTGAGTCTGCGAAATTTATGTCCCAGTATAGAAGTAGGCACTGGGATGGAAAGATTCGTTTGTTAAGCACTCATACTGGAGAGATTTACGTTGGTTTATTAGATAAAATAATTGATAAACTCACTCTTCATAATTATACATATGAGTTTAAAGAAAATAAATTTTATGGTCAACCCTTTGAAATAAATGATATGATATCATTTGAGGGTGTAAAAGACTATATGAAGTCTATATGTTCTCATTCTCCTAGAGATTATCAAATTGATGGAGTATACGATGCTTTAAAACACAATAGAAAATTATTGATAAGCCCCACTGCGAGTGGCAAATCTCTGATGATTTATTCTCTTGCAAGATATTATGTTGAGAAAGGGCAAAAAATTCTTTTAGTTGTTCCAACGACATCTCTTGTAGAGCAAATGTACAAGGATTTTGGGGATTATGGTTGGGATGTTGAATCATATTGTCATCGCATTTATTCTGGAAGAGAAAAAACAAATGAACATCCCGTTACTATTACAACATGGCAATCAGTATATAAACTAGAACGTTCATTTTTTGAAGATTATGGAGTTATTATAGGTGATGAAGCTCATTTATTCAAGAGCAAATCATTGATTGAAATAATGACCAAACTTCATCATGCAAAGTATAGATTTGGATTTACAGGAACTTTAGATGGAACTCAAACTCATAAATGGGTTTTGGAAGGTGTGTTTGGACCATCATATAAAGTTACAAGAACAATAGAGTTGATGGAACAAGGATATATTTCTGAACTGAATATTCAGTGTCTTGTTCTTAAGCACTTACCACGAAAATTTGAAACTTATGAAGATGAAATCCAATATCTAATTAGTCATGAACAGAGAAATAAATTTATCACAAATCTTTCTTTAGATTTAAAAGGAAATACTTTAGTTCTTTATAGTCGAGTAGAAACTCACGGAGCAATACTTTACGAACTGATAAATACTCATAAGCAAGGTGAACGTAAAGTATTTTTTATTCATGGTGGAGTGGATACTGAAGAAAGAGAGTTGGTGAGAGAAATTGCAGAAAGAGAAAACAACGCAATTATTGTTGCTTCTTATGGTGTTTTTAGTACTGGAATAAATATTAAGATGCTACATAATGTAATCTTTGCTTCTCCATCTAAATCAAGAATACGAAACCTGCAATCAATTGGAAGAGTACTTAGAAAAGGAAAAAATAAAGATAAAGCCAAACTTTATGATATTGCCGATGATTGTACTTATAATTCAAGAAAAAATTACACCTTAAATCATCTCATTGAACGCATCAAAATATATAACGAAGAGAACTTTAATTACGAAATACTCACAATACAATTAAAGAAATGATAGAAGAGGATTTTTACTGCACTCTTAAATTAAAAACAGGTGAAGAAATATTTGCTAAGGTGGCAGCTTCAGAAGAAAATGATAGAACTATGTTAATTGTTTCGAACCCCATAGTAGTTTCTGAAATAAAAAATAGATCTAAAACAGTGGGATATAAAATAGAACCCTGGTTAAAGACTACTACAGAAGACATGTTTATTATTAACTTACAAGACGTTCTTACTCTTTCAGAGTCTTCTGATATTGAAATGATAATGATGTATCAATCTTATGTTCGTCAATCTGGTAAAGAAAAAAATAATGAGTCAAGGATTACACGTAGAATGGGATACATATCTAATGTTAATGATGCTAAAGAAATATTAGAAAAGATCTTTAAGCTTTCTTAAAGTATTAAAGAGATATAACTTATGAACCCTCACAAAGGTTATTATACAGAGTTTCTGAAACCTTGTCAACCATTTACATAAGTGTTATAATATCTACATAATAATGATAAAAACTTATGATAACCACAGCAGTTATGGCCAAGAGAAAAAGGTCAGAGCATTACGTTAATAACAAGGAGTTTCTTGCAGCACTCATCAAGTATCGTGAGGATGTGGAGATTACTTTTATTCAACTACATGGAAGAGAACCTCTGAAAGAAGATAGAGCAAAAAGATGGGAAACAAAACCTCAAATCCCCAGATATGTTGGAGAGTGTTTTTTGAAGATTGCAAATCACCTTTCCTTTAAACCAAACTTCGTAAACTATATGTTTAAGGAAGATATGATTTCTGATGGCATTGAAAATTGCGTCCAATACATTCATAACTTTAATCCAGAAAGATCACAAAACCCTTTTGCATACTTTACTCAAATCATTCACTTTGCATTTCTTCGTCGCATTCAAAGAGAAAAACGTCAGTTAGAAATTAAAAATAAAATTCTTGAACGTTCTGGGTATTCAGATGTTTTCACTGACGACAATACGGTTGACAACGGCAACTATTCGGATTATAATTCAATCAAAGATTCCGTTTATTCGAAACTTCGTAACTGATGCGTGTAGCAATTTTAACTGACACACATTTCTGTGCCAGAAAATCCTCAAGATTATTTCAAGATTATTTTGAGCAATTCTATAATAATGTTTTTTTCCCAACACTGGAACAGCATGGGATTGATACTATTATTCATATGGGAGATGCTTTTGATAGTCGTAAGTCAATTGATTTTGTTGGACTTGATTGGACTCGTAAAGTTGTACTTGAACCACTTTCAAAATATAATGTTCATTTAATTACTGGAAATCATGATGTTTACTTTAAGAATTCTAATAAAGTAAATTCTCCGGAACTTTTGCTTAAAGATTATGGGAACATCACAACCTACTCTGAACCAACTGAAGTTAATATTGGTGGTTTAAATATTCTCCTTCTTCCTTGGATCAATTCTGAAAATCAGGATAAATCATTTAAATTGATTAAGAACACCAGAGCAAAAGTTGTGATGGGGCATCTTGAACTTCAAGGATTTAGAGTAAATAAAAATCTAGTAATGGATGAACATGGACTTGAAGCAAATATTTTTAAAAACTTCAAAAAAGTATTTTCTGGTCATTACCATACTCGTTCTGATAATGGAACTGTCTTCTATCTGGGTAATCCTTATGAGATATACTGGAATGATGTAAATGATCCTCGTGGATTTACTATTTTTGATACTGAAACATTAGAGCACTTTCATATTGATAATCCTTATCGTATGTTCTATAACATATACTATGAGGATACTCCATATCAAACATTTGATGTGCGAGAGTATGAAAATAAAATTGTTCGTGTAATTGTTCGTAAAAAATCAGACATTAAACAATTTGAGAGATTTATAGATAAACTCTATAATGCAAATATTGCTGAACTTAAAGTAGTAGAAAATTTTGCAATAGAAGTATCTGAAGATTTTGAAGCATTTGAATCTGAAGATACTATTTCTGTTCTGAATAGATATATTGAGGAAGCAGAAGTTAATCTTGATAAGTCAATTCTTCAAAAAATGCTTGGAGAAATATATCAAGAAGCATGTGAAATAGTCTGATGTTTATTCTAACAATTAACGGAAGAGAAAAAGAAGGTGCATATTCGGTAATTGATGATGATGGAGAGCACATTTTATATCTCTTTCAAGAAGAGGACGATGCAACTCGGTATGCTATGATGTTAGAAGAAGACGGATATCCAGAAATGCATGTGATTGAAATTGAAGATGAGGTAATGATAAAAACTTGTGAAATGCACGGATACCAGTATACCCTTATTACATCAAATGATATTGTAATTCCTCCTGATTCTGATTATGATTTTATTTAAAACTATAAAATATAAAAATTTGTTGTCTACTGGTAATCAATACACAGAAATTGATTTTACCAAAAATAAAACAAATTTAATTGTTGGTACAAATGGTGCCGGTAAAAGTACAGTTCTTGATGCTCTGTGCTTTTCTTTATTTGGGCGTAGTTTTAGACGTATAAACAAACCACAACTGGTCAATTCAGTAAATGAAAAAGATTGTAGAGTTGAGGTTGAATTTTCTATTGGTAAAAGTGATTGGAAAGTTGTAAGGGGTATTAAACCTGCAATATTTGAAATCTGGAAAAATGATGCAATTCTAGATCAATCTTCTGCTGCTCTTGATCAACAAAAATGGTTAGAGCAGAATATTCTTAAAATGAACTATAAGTCCTTTACTCAAATTGTAATTTTGGGTAGTAGTAATTTTGTTCCTTTTATGCAACTCTCTGCTGCTCACAGACGAGAAGTGATTGAAGACTTATTGGATATTAAAATATTTTCTTCAATGAATACTTTGATTAAAGAAAAGATTCGTCAGAGTAAAGAAGAAATCAAAATCTTAGACCTTAAAAAAGAATCCTTCTTGGATAAGGTTAAGATGCAAGAAAATTTTATTGAAGAACTAGAAAATCGAGGAAAAGAAAATATCCAAAAGAAACTTCATTCAATTTCTACTTTAGATAAAGAGGTTGAAGTGTTTATGAGAGAAAGTGGAATTCTTGAGGAAAATATTTTTGAAAAACAAAAAGAAGTTGAGGAGTATATTGGTGCGGGTGATAAACTTAGAAAATTTGGAACACTAAAAGGAAAAATCTCTCAAAAAGTATCTACTCTTACAAAAGAACATAAGTTCTTCACAGAAAATACGGTCTGCCCTACTTGTACCCAAGAGATTGATGATACCTTTAGAATAAATAGAATTAACGACGCTCAAAATAAAGCAAAAGAGTTGCAATCTGGTTATACAGAACTAGAAGAAGCAATTAAAGAGGAGGAAGGAAGAGAGCGTCAATTCAATACTATTACAAAGGAAATTTTAAAACTTACTAATGATATTTCTCAAAACAATATTAAGATCTCTGGATATCAAAGACAAATCAGAGATCTTGAGTCTGAAGTTCAAACAATTACCAAACAACTTGAAAACAGAAATACTGAACATGAGAAGCTAGAATCATTTAAAGACAACTTAAAAATTACCTATGATAGTCTTGCCTCTAAAAAAGATACTATTAACTACTATGATTTTTCATATAGTTTGCTTAAAGATGGTGGAGTAAAATCTAAAATCATTAAGAAGTATCTACCTTTAATTAATCAGCAAGTCAATCGTTATCTCCAGATGATGGACTTTTATATTAACTTCACTCTTGATGAAGAGTTTAATGAAACTGTCCAATCTCCTATTCATGAAGATTTCTCATATTCTTCTTTTAGTGAAGGTGAAAAATGCAGAATAAATCTTGCCCTACTCTTTACTTGGAGAGAAGTTGCAAGATTGAAAAATTCAGTAAACTGCAATCTTATGATACTTGATGAGATTTTTGATAGTTCTCTGGACTCCACTGGAACAGAAGAGTTTCTTAAGATTATTCGTTATGTGATTAAGGATGCTAATGTATTTGTGATTTCTCATAAGACTGGACTTGAGGACAAATTTGAAAGTGTCCTTCGGTTTGAGAAAGTCAAAGGTTTTTCGCATATGATATCTCCATAAGGACAGGAACAATGCAAGTGCCAAACTGGAAGCATCACTCAAAAAAAGAACAAAAACGAAAACTTAAACCGCAAGCCCTGCGACAAGCAAAAGCACGAAGACAAGCACTCAAGAAAAAGCACTCCGTTGATCGGGGTGTTTTTTTTTATAAATAACTAAAAAGTATTAGTAAAATGAACGCACAAGAACTTCGCAATCTTCAAGAAGCATATATGGATGTTTATGGGCAAGAAGAAATACTTGATGAAGTACAAATTATGAGGCATCAACAACTTTCAGCAGATATTGATGCACTTAGATCTGCAAATAAAGGAGCAGTAAAAAGGGGAAAGAAACCACCTTTCAAACTTAAAAACGAAAATCCAGCTCAGATGGAGAGAATGCGTCGTGATGAAAAAAGACCTCCTTCAAGATTAAGAAGTGGGAAAC